TTCACAAGCGATTGCACAACTGTCGGACATAGTAATTGGTATGGAACGGGACCAGCAGAACGCTAACGAAGACATCAGGAACACGACTACTGTTCGAGTCCTGAAGAATCGTTACACGGGTGAAACTGGACCCGCTTGTTGGCTACAGTACGACAGAAGCACCGGAAGAATGACAGAAGTGGCTAACCCTGAGATAGGAGCAGACTTTTGATCTATTTGGATCTTGAAGCCAACGGTTTGACTCCTGACACCATTTGGTGTGTCGTAACACGGGAGAACGGTGTTTCACAGGTACATACCAACCGCAGCACCCTCTGTGAGGCTCTGGCTGGCTCTGTGAGCGTCTGTGGGCACAACCTAATAGGTTATGACCTCCCTGTGTTAAAACGTCTCTGGGGGCTTTCTGTGGCTCCTGAGAGGGTAGTGGACACATTGGTACTATCTAGGCTTTACGACCCAAGTAGACCGGGTGGACACTCGTTGAGAGCTTGGGGTGAAACCTTGGGATTCCCAAAGGGTGACCATGACGACTGGTCGTGTCTGTCTCCTGAGATGATTGACTACTGCATACAGGACGTAGCAGTCACAGAAGCAGTACACCAACAGCTTGTTAAGGACATGGAAGACTTTGCACCTGAGTGTATCGAATTGGAACACAAGGTACAGTTTGCAGTCCAACAACAGGAACGCAACGGTTGGGTCTTGGACCAACAACTTGCCCATGAGTTATGTGCTACATTCAAGGAAGGAATGAATGCCATTGAAGCCGAACTACAAGAAATGTTCCCGCCCATTGTCGAGGAAAGGTACTCTGAGAAGACAGGGAAAAGACTTAAGGACAAAGTTACAGTTTTCAATGTTGGGTCCAGACAACAAGTGGCAGAACGACTTGCAACTAAGGGTGCGAAGTGGAGCGAGAAAACGCCAAGCGGAAAGCCTGTTGTCGACGAGAAGACGCTTAAGGAGAACAGTCACGTCCCTGAGGCAGGAAAAGTTTTGGAGTACCTTACTCTTCAAAAGCGATATGCGCAAGTACATTCTTGGTTAGAAGCCGTTGAGGAGGACGGTAGAGTACACGGTCGTGTCATCAGTAACGGAGCAGTAACTGGACGTATGACACATCAGAGTCCCAATATGGCCCAAGTCCCAGCAAGCCACAGTCCTTACGGACACGAGTGTCGCTCCTGCTGGACTGTTCCTGTTGGGAAGAAGCTAGTAGGTTTCGACGCTAGTGGCCTTGAGCTACGAATGTTGGCACACTACATGGACGATAAGGAGTTTACCAATGTCCTTCTCACAGAAGACATTCATACAAGAAACCAAATGGCTGCTGGGCTTGAAACAAGACCTCAAGCAAAGACTTTCATCTACGCTTTCCTCTACGGAGCAGGAGACGCAAAAATTGGAAATATCGTTGGAGGAAGCGCAAGAGACGGCGCAGATCTTAAGCAACGATTTCTACGAAATACACCTGCTCTTGAAAGTCTACGAGAACGGGTTACTAGAGCATCTCAGCGAGGCTATCTCAGGGGACTTGATGGTCGAAGGTTACGAGTTAGATCTGAACATGCTGCACTAAATACTCTGCTCCAAGCAGCAGGTGCAATCGTAATGAAAAAAGCACTGGTGATCTTGGACGACTACGCAAAGCAGTGGAAGCTTAACTACAAATTCATAGGCAACATACATGATGAGGTACAATCGGAGGTGGCTGCAGACCAAGCAGAGAAGTACGGCTGGCTTGCAGTTGAGTGCCTCAAGGCGGCAGGCGTGGAGTTCAACCTTAGATGCCCCCTTGACGGAGAATACAAAGTCGGTACAACATGGGCGGAGACACACTGATGACTAGAAAAATGAACTATAAAGCAGGAGAAGGTAAGTATTACAAAGACAATCCAGAAGCTGTTTGGAAAAGAGACCAAACCAAAATGTTTGTTAACGGTAAGTACATACCTAAATCTCATCCTTTGCATAAACCGGGGAAGTATAAGACCTTTGAAGACGCTGCTTTTAGTAGCCTAGCAAAGTACGAGTCTAGCGTCGAAGGCCAAGTGTACATTATTGTTAACCCTAGTTTTCCTGAGTGGGTAAAAGTGGGGATGGCCGTAGACGCAGCTGACAGACTCAACGGTTACCAAACGTCTTCCCCCTTTAGGGACTATGTGTTAAACTATAGTTGGGACGTTAACGACAGACGTGCTGCAGAGTCAGAGGCTCATAGTGAACTACAGAAGTTGTACGAAAGACGTAGTGAGTGGTTTAAATGCACACCAGAGCAAGCCCAAGAGGTTGTCTCAGGTTTAGTAGGGAAGTACCAATGAAAAACATATACACACTAGTAGACGACATCTACAAACTTGTAAAGACCAAGAGAGTAGACAAGGACGTTGACATAGACCAGTGCATTGACGACTTCGGTGAGGCAGTCAAGGAACTGATGAAGAAGGAGTTTGGTGGCAACCGTGGTTGGGACGGACGTAAGCTACGCATGTCCAACATTGGACGACGTGACCGCTTCTTATGGAACCACTACAACAACATGCCCAAGCAAGACGACTTACAGCCACACACGCTGATTAAGTTCCTGTACGGACATCTTATTGAAGAACTATTATTATTTTTAACGAGGGCATCAGGACATGAGGTTACCGCCGAACAGAAGCAGTGTGAAGTCAAGGGTATTACAGGCTCTATGGACTGCAAAATTGACGGTGTTGTCACAGACGTTAAAAGTGTTTCGTCGTACGGCTTTAAAAAATTCAAGGACGGTACTCTGGCTTACGATGATCCGTTTGGATACGTCGCTCAAATTAAAGGATATGCAGAGGCAGAGGGTCAAACAAGCTTTGGATGGCTTGCGATGGACAAACAGAATGGACATCTGACGTACCTGATGTACGATCAGGAGGACACTCAAGCTCCTGTGTACGAAAAGATAGGCTTTGACATCACAGACCGTATTGAACATGTACAAGAGATGGTCAAGCAAACAGATCCACCAGAGCACTGCTATGAGCCAAAAGCAGACGGTAAGAGTGGTAACATGAAGTTGGACATAGGTTGTTCGTACTGTGCGTACAAGAAGACGTGTTGGCCCGGCCTTCGCACCTTCCTTTATTCAACAGGACCAAGATTTTTAACGGAGGTGGTCAATGAGCCGAAGGTCCAAGAAATCGAAATTTAGAAGCACGTTCGAGGAAGATGTCAGCAAGATACTGAAGGATTTTGACTATGAGCCATTCACCGTCCCCTACACCATTGAGCGCAATTATCGTCCTGATTTTGTTCACAGCGCCTCTGGTGTACTCGTTGAGTGCAAAGGATACTTCAGAGACGGAGACACGAAGAAGTACACCAGCATCAGAGACAGTCTGCCAAGAGAACAAGAGCTTGTCTTCGTACTGATGCAACCGAACAAGAAGATACGCAAGGGGGCTAAAATGACTATGTCGGAATGGTGTGACAAGGAAGGAATTTTATGGTATAATATAGATACACTACAGGAGTTGATTAACTATGTCACTAACGCTAGAGGAAATTAAGGAACGCCTCTTAAAAACCTTTGACCCAGACGACCTACTGGAGGCCCTACAGATAACCTCAGAAGAGCTACTGGACAGGTTTGAGGACAAGTTAATCAACAGACTAGATGTGTTTGAACAAGAGCTAGAGGAAGAAGAAAATGAGTATTGATGATGCGACTCCGGAAGAGTGGGACACAGTTAGAGCATTAAACAACCTGTCCATTAGGAAGCCGAAGAAGGTAGACCCTGTGGACCAACCCGACCACTACAATAAAGGATCAATCGAAGCCATCGAAGCAATCAAAGCGTCCATGCCTAACCAAGAATTCAACGGTTATCTCAAGGGTAACGCACTGAAGTACCTCTGGCGCTACGACTACAAGGGTAAGCCCGTGGAAGACCTACGCAAGTGCCGTTGGTACATCGACAGGCTTATAAAGGAGATAAACAAGTGAAACGACTACTTCTGCTGCTTCTCCTGTCTGGATGTGTTACTGAGCCTGACACAAGGATATGTGCTGACTACGGTTCGTATACGTACATGAAAAACAAGTGCATACCTTTGTACGGTGCTTTGCTCTGTGCAGACGAAGAAGTGACGGAAGTGTTTTGCAAAAGATACTTCGAGGACGAAGAAAAGGAAAACTAATGGACGCATATCAACAATACATTCACAAGTCACGGTACGCTCGTTACCTGCCAGAGGAACAGCGACGGGAGACTTGGGAAGAAACAATAGACAGATACCTAAACTTTTGGATTGAGAAAGGTAAACTTACTCTGGAAGACGCTAACGGTATCTTTGCAGACATCCACGACTTGAATGTCATGCCTTCCATGCGGGCACTTATGACTGCAGGGGAAGCACTGGACCGTGACAATGTCGCTGGGTTTAACTGCTCCTACTTACCCATCGACCACCCCAAAGCGTTTGACGAAATGATGTACGTCCTGATGTGCGGTACAGGCGTAGGCTTCAGTGTCGAACGACAGTACATCAGTAAACTACCAGAAGTAGCGGAGGACTTTCATGACACCGATACCGTTATACACGTCGCCGACTCTAAAATTGGCTGGGCTAAAGCCTACAGAGAACTTATTAGCTTGCTCTATTCAGGCCAACTTCCAAAGTGGGACGTGTCTGGAGTACGAGATGCAGGGGCAACCCTTAAAACATTCGGAGGTAGAGCAAGTGGTCCAGAACCTCTTGTCGATCTGTTTAAGTTCACCGTTGAGATCTTTCGCGAAGCTGCTGGACGTAAACTTAGTTCCATCGAATGTCACGATCTCTGCTGTAAGATTGCACAGATCGTTGTCGTCGGCGGGGTCCGCAGAAGTGCTCTCATCAGTTTGTCTAACCTCACTGACGATAGACTCCGACGATGCAAGTCAGGCCAGTGGTGGCAAG